CTAAGCTGTCCGAACTGTGTGATATATATCTTTTATCTAATGATTTCAATGCTTTACGTGAGTCTACTAAAGCTGATTACATTTATTTTATTAAGATACTTTGCTTAGATTTAGGTGAAAAAAAGTGGCATACTATATCTAGTAGGTTGGCTAAGAGGACTTATGAACTATGGGTCAAACGTGGTGTGTCACTTGCAAACCATGTGTGTAGTGTAGCATCTCGTATATATAACTATGCAACTGAGATGGAGTATGGGAATCACAATCCTTTCTCTGACATCAGACGTAAAGCACCACAGCCTAGACGTGTAGTGTGGGCAAAAGAACAGGTGCGTCAATTTCTTGACTATGCATACAACAAGTATGAGTATAGAAGCATAGGATTGATAGTGCATATGGCATACGAATGGTGTCAGAGAATAGGTGACATGAGACTGCTAGTGTGGGACAACATCGACATGGACAAAGGACAACTAAATTTAGAGCAATCGAAACGTAGATCAAAGGTCTATCTGCCTATCGGTGACGAGCTTTACGAGATGTTACTACAACAGAAGGCTGACTTTGGCTTTCAACAGTACGTAGCTCCCAGTATAAAGCCTATACAAGGCAAGTACAACCCTTACAGCTTGGAAGGTGTATCGAAGATAGGAAGACGTGTCATGAAGCAATCTGGACTGCCTGACGAGCTACGCTTGATGGATCTCAGACGTACTGGAGTTACAGAAATGATTGACAGTGGTGTCCCGATGGGTCAACTTATGTCTGTCACAGGGCATACAAATGTACAGTCGGTCAAGCCTTACATGAAGCACACATTTGAGAGTGCAAAGAATGCTCTCATGACAAGGAGTAAATATAATGTATAACTTATATAGTATACTTAATAATATAGAAGAGCTATCTAATGGTGAAACTAAAAGGTTAGACTGTCCTGAGTGTGGTGGTTACAAGACGTTCACTGCTACGAATAACATGGGCAGACTATTGTGGAACTGTTACAAGGCATCGTGTAGTATCTCAGGATCTAAGCCTATACATATGTCGGTGAACGATATACGTCAAGCTATTGAGCGAAAGGAGAAATCACAAGAAGGGTTTGTCATGCCAGAGTATGTTGTGCCATACAGGGGGCAGCCAGACATAACTAGGTTCATGGAAAGGTTTGACTTGATGGGTGGACTGTATCATGATGTAAAAGATAATCGTGCTGTGTTCCCCATCATGCAGGACGGTGTAGTAGTAGATGCAGTTGGGCGAAGTCTTAGAAATAGTTTGCCTAAATGGAAAAAATATGGGAATAGTGGCTTGCCATACACATCTGGATGTGGTAGGATCGCTGTAGTTGTTGAGGATTGTGTCAGTGCCGTTATTGTAGGTAGTGACGTGTATGTTGGGGTTGCTGTGTTAGGCACGTCATTATCAGACATACACAAGAGGTATCTGGCACAGTTCTCTTCAGCAATCATAGCTCTAGACCCCGATGCACTACCCAAAGCTATGGACTTCTTTAAAGATTTGAAGAGTGTAATAAAAGATGTACGAGTATTACGATTGACTGACGATCTGAAGTATAAACATCCTAACGACATTGAAAAACTAACAGCAATAGGAGAACAAATAAATGGAAACAGCATTAATTCGTAGTCTAATGGACAAGGACTTCTATGATGACCATAGAGGTATCAAGTGTCCCGATAAATTATTTGGTAAAGATCTACGTAAGATTAAAACATCTGTAGACTATGCCATGCAGAGATACAACAGGACTGTCACACCTGATGAGGTAGAAGCACTGTTCATGTCAGGTAATCCAACCATGACTACAGCACAGAAGCAAGCCTTTGGTGATCTGTTCTTACGTGTCAAGAAGGAGTCACCACTTGGCAAGGACGTGGCACAAGAGGTCTTGTCCAAGCTATTTCAACAAGTCATTGGTGAAGAGATAGCTAATCTTGGCTTTGACTATGTGAATGGTTCGCAGACTAGCCTTGAACCCTTACGTAATCTGTTGGAGAGATACAACGATGACTTCATACCTGCACTCAACGTAGAGTGGGCAGACATATCTATTGACACTCTGCTTGCCAAGAATGACTTGGAAGCTCGTTGGACTTTCAACATACCTAGCCTGACTCGTAAGATAGAAGGTGTCAATGAAGGACATCTGATAGAGGTCGGAGCTAGACCCAACACAGGTAAGACATCTTTCCATGCATCCATGATAGCAGGTGAGAATGGCTTTGCTCGACAGGGTGCTAGGTGTATTATCTTATGTAACGAGGAAGCAGTACACAGAGTTGGCATTCGTTATCTCACTGCCAGTTCCAACATGGATCAGTACCAGATCAAGGAGAATCCTAAGTTGGCTGATGAGAAGTACGATGCAGTTAGAAAGAACATCAAGCTGTATGACTGCACAGGTCGTGACATGGCATGGGTTGAGAGTGTAGCCAAAGCATACAAGCCTGACGTGATGGTGCTAGACATGGGGGACAAGTTTGCTAAGACATCAGGGTTTGCCCGACAGGACGAAGCTCTGAAAGCAAACGCTATCCATGCTCGTACCATAGCAAAGCAGTATGGTTGTGCCGTGTTCTATATGTCACAGCTATCTGCCGAAGCAGAGGGTAAGGTTATACTCAATCAAGCCATGATGGAAGGTAGTAGAACAGGTAAGGCTGCCGAAGCTGATCTGATGCTACTGCTTGCCAAGAACCCTGAGGTAGAGGGAGAAGATGAGTCCTCTCCACAGCGACACATTAACGTAGTGAAAAACAAACTGTCTGGTTGGCATGGCAAGATTGTCTGTGAGCTAGACTACAAGACAGCGAGGTACACAGCATGAGTAAACTACAACCAGTAAAAGGTGCATACTACAGACGGTTTCAACCTGATTCGTACAGAGAGAATGATGGTAAGGCAAAACAAATAGTGATGGACTACCTAGAAAGAAACGGACACACAGATCTATCATCGGGTGAAAACTTTTCTTTTGATATTAGTTCAGAAAAGAATGGACACAGATATTATTCTGAGGTAGAAATGAAGAATCAGTGGACAGGTGATTGGAATACAACATGGAAGGAGATACGCATACCACATCGTAAAATAAAATTAATAAATAAATTTAGGGACATGGACGATAGTTCTTTCTTTAACTTCTACGTAATCCGTAGTGACTGTGAGTACGCTTGGAGAATCAAAGACTTTCAAATGACACAGGAATGTATAAAAGAAGTATGGTTGTCTAATGCAAGACGTAAAGAACATTTCTTTCACATACCCTACGAAGAAGCAGAACTAGTTAGACTAAAGGACACAGCATGAGATTAATACTTGATATAGAGAACAACGTAACCAAACGTAATGACAAGCTACACCTTGATCCGTTTGAGCCTACCAACTGTCTGGTTATGGTAGGCATGAAGACAGATAACTGGGAAAGAGTAGTTACGTTTGAGCTTTCGCATGAGCTACCCACTCCCAATGGCTTCAACATGGTACAGGAACAACTAAACAAAACTACTGTGCTTGTGTGTCACAACGTAGCACACGATTTGATTTGGTTGTGGGAGTCGGGCTTCAAGTATGACGGTATTGTATTTGACACAATGCTAGGTGAGTATGTCTTACAGCGTGGACAGAAGCAACCTCTATCATTAGAGCAGTGTGCAGAGAGATACGACTTAGACACTAAGAAACAGGACACACTCAAAGCATACTTTAAGAGTGGCACATCTGTGTCAGACATACCACATGACGAGCTAGTAGACTATCTATTGCACGATCTACGAGCTACGTACAGTCTTGCCGATAAGATACACCACAGATGTATGAATGGGGACAGCGATCTGTTTGATACTGTTACTCATACAAACATGGTGGCTGTGTGCTTGTGTAAGATATATGCTCGTGGCTTTAAGGTTGACCTTGACAAGCTTGACGGTGTTAGAAAAGAGTTTGAGAAAGAGAAGCAAGATATTATTCGGGAGCTAGGACAACAGGTGCAGGATCTGATGGGAGATAAACCTATCAACCTCAACAGTCCAGAGCAATTGTCTTGGGTTATCTACAGCCGTAAGCCAAAGGACAAGTCTGTATGGGGTAACTTCTTTGATCCCTACATGAACAAGTCAGACTTTAATAAAGCTGTAAGCGAACACAGTGACGTAATGTATAAGGTGTCAGCCAAGACGTGTCCCATGTGTAGAGGACGTGGGTATATTACAAAGGTCAAGAAGAATGGCACACCATTTAAGAAACCAAACAAGTGTCCCAACTGCAATGAGTCGGGTTGGTTGTACGAAGACAGACCCAATCAGATAGCAGGTCTGAAGTTCAGCCCACCTACAGCTAAGTGGGTAAGTGCCAATGGGTTCAGTACAAACAAGATCAACCTTGAGATACTTGAACACTTTGCCAAGCGTAGTAAGAATACTAAAGCAGAGTTGTTTCTCAAGCGTGTACGTAGACTGTCTGCACTAGAGACATACCTGTCCTCGTTTGTAGAAGGTATATCTACCTACACCAAGCCTGATGGCAAGCTACATGTTAGATTATTACAGCACCGT